CTCTATTGCAATCTCGGCACCGGACTGGTTGTCCATGTCTTCCAAGTACCAGTGGTTGATACGTGACAAGACTTGCAAGCTCTTAGCCTGACTGCGGTGCAGTCGTGCGTGAATGCTTGAAAATACTTTCGAGCCCTGCTCGATGAGCGCCTGTGTTGTGCCAACAGGTGTGTTGCTACCCGCGTCGGCAATACGGCCTTCGCTGGTCTTCACAACACCTTTAGCCGCGTCTGTTAACCAACCTAATAGGTTGTACAGCACAGAAGACGGTGGGTTAAACGGCAATGGCATCGCCAACTTACGCACGTCGTCCACGCCGGGTGAACCCTCGATCTCTACAACCTGAGTTGGCTCAATGCGGTCTGTCTGTCCACCAATGCGTCCGCCTTTTAGCTTCAACATGGTCTGGCTGTTGTTCACGTGCGCTGAGTCCATCAACGCGCGCAATGAACCAGTCAGTGCCGCTGAGAGGCCACCAATCAGGTGTGGCATACCAATCGCATAAGCGCCGCGCCATGGAATAAACTTGTACTCGACCATCCAATCCAGCTTGCGCATGCGCAGGTCACCAGACTGCCAATTACGGTACAGTGCAACCACCTTGCTTGAAATCTCGTCCACCGTCATAACATACGGCGCACGTGCGCCTTTTGTCAGAGGGTCGTCTTCCAAACGCAAGAACGCGGTAATTTCGTACACGCGGCGCAAACCGTCTACGTTCTTCGTTGGCTCTGTTAGACCTTCAATTTTGTCGTTGGCCTTTTTAGACTGTGTCTGGTTCTCAGGCAACAGGTCAGAGGTGTACAACTCAATGTCGCGGTACTCACCAACTTCGATACGTTGCTTGAACATATCTTCGGTGATGTCTTGCTGTTCTGTAACACGCGCGGCTGAGTAAAAATTTGTCGACGCAAAAGGCAACAGCACGTTGTCAATTGGAACCCACTCTGGCACTGGGCGGTTCAGGTCCTTGTCCCATCTCCATTTGAGATACTGTGAGCCGCCAAGGGGAAGCTGTGTAAACAACTGCTCCATCTCGTCGCGGTACTCTTCAACCTGCTCTGTCAACTGCCAGTTCAGGAAGTTGGCTTTACGCTGTGCTGTGTCCAAACGAGTTTGGTCAGCCTTGCCCTTGATAAAGGTGCGCACCAATCCGTCTGCCGGCAACAACTCTTTGCAGGCGTTTGCCGCAAAGTCCACACAAGCCTCTGCCATGATGGGGTGAACCACCTTGGACGCGCCGTCGAACGTTGCGCCACCGGGGGCGTCGTTGCCCAGACCTGTGCGGCGAATGCCCTCTTCATACTGCTTGTCACGCTGTTTGCGGGACTCGCGGTCCACCTCAATCAGGTCAAGGTACTCAGACGCTAAACCGTCAAGGATGGACTCGTCCATCTCTTCGGCCAAGTTGGCATAGAACTCTGGGTTCTGTGAAGGCTTCTCCACCTCTGTCATGTTTACCACAACAGATCCATCTTCCAACTCAATAACCTCTGACTCTACATCGTCAATGTCGATGTCAAGCGCCTCGGCCAAATCTTGGATTTCTTTGTCCGTGTCTACTTCTTTCGTCGTCTCGTTTTCAGCGTACGACAACGCGGACAAGTTACCGCCCTTTTGGAGTGGAATGATAGGTTGCATTATTGGTTAAAGCCTCTGTATGCTTTACGAATTGGTCCGGCCATAGGCAACATGCCCAACGAGCTCATACCAGCGCTAACTGGTTCGCCTTTTCCAATGTAGTGTCCTGTTTCTGCGGCGTACATAGGCGCCACAGCCATTGCGCCAGCGGGGTTTAACATGGCAATGTCTGCCAAACCAAAACCACCGGGCAAGTTACTGGCGGGTCCACCAACTACTGTGTCGGCTGTTTTGCGCGCTTTGTAACGGCCCATGCCCTGTTTCTCTAAAAAGTCTTGACCTAATGAAGAGATACGCTCTTTAGGAGACGCTTTGTACTCACTCATTGAAGGCTGACGGCGCTCATAGGCGCGCATCATCATTTCGTCGGCTGAGTTGTCCATGCTTGTGCCGCCTCTACGAATGTGACCAACTATGTCTTCTAACGTTGGGGAATCTTGTGTGTAACCCCCACCTGCGTAACCGCGGACCATCATCTCGGCCTGCATGTCGCGTGGAGAATACATCATGCCGCCTGCGGCTTTACCTTGCACCGCACGGCGGCGCTTGTCTTCCAACTCTTGCATCTGCCAGTCTTGCGCAAACGGTGCGCGTTGCTCGGGGGCTGTGTCCAGCAAATAATCGCGCTGGTGTTGTGCCTTCCAATCATCTGGGTGCTTAGTCACCACCGTCTCTGGCAAACCAGACATGCGGGCCTCGTCGCGCCATGATTGCATCTCCGCGGTTGCAGGGCCACGGCCCTGCACAGGGCGTTGGGCAATCGGGTTCATGCCGGTGTAGTTGTGGCGCATGGGGTTGATCATTGCGTTGATCGCGTTCACAATGTCTTCTTGGTCTGGGTCAATGCCGCGGGCTCTGAAGTCCGCAACCACCTTATCCACCAAGGCGCCGTGCTTGCCTAACAACATCTCGTCTGTCAGTTTGTCCAGTCCGGGGCCTTCCATTTGCGCCGCGCGTGTGGCAAACGGCTCGCTGGCGCTGGTCATCTGAGGAATGTCTCCCTCGGTCATACGAATAGCATCAAGACCACCCATTGCGTCGTCTGACAGGTCCATCGCCTCTTCACCCAACTGCTGGCGCGTTGCCAACTCTTCTGTTGAGGGTGTGAATGACTTGTTCCATGTGCGGTTGCCTGTGCGGCCCGTGTTGGCCATCGACATAAACTCGTCTTCAGGGAACGCGTTTAGAAACTGACCCTTTGGATAAGCACGCGCCTTGATGTTTGCGGGTGACATGCCAAACTGGCTTGGTAAATCTTGGTAAGGACCCACTGACTCGCGTGTTGCCACACCCTTGGCGCGCTCTGGTGTGATTGCTTGGCCTGTGGGGCTTGTTGCTGTCTGATAAGGACGGCCTGTTGCGTCAACAAGCTGGTTTGAGAACGGTGTTTGTTGTTGTGTGCGCGCCATCGTTTGTGGTGCGTTGCCTGTCGGCTGAGAAAGGGACCGAATGTGGTCCTCTAGCTGTTTTACTTCTTCTGGTGACGGTGGTTTGCCCACCGCTTTAGTGTATTTGCGAATTGCGTCTTGAATTCGGCTTGCAAACTGCTCAACCACGCCAGTTTTACCACCGGTACCGTAATGGGGAATACCTGCTTGTTCGTACATCATTTGTGTCGGTGTTTTAATTGGATTAAGCATCGTAATCTCGGTTTTTCAAAATTTTGTTGTAGTTTTCAAGGTCGCCGCCCTTAACAATGTCTTTCAACATGCTCCGATACCCTGCTCTAACCTTGCCCCAGACAGAAAATGACTCGCTTCGTCCTCGGATATAGCGACACATCTGACAACCACACTGCCTGATCTCTTTTGCGTGCGATGAACTGTGCATTCAGGGGGCCTCCTATAACCAATCACCCATAAATGAGGGTGTTTGTGCCCGAAAATCACGCGGCGTAGGGGTTATTCACCCTGTTTCGCGCAATATCATCCGCGTGTGCGTAGTCTCGCGCCGGCAATGGGTCCAACTGGAGCCAACCTGAGTCACGCAGGACCCTCAGAGCCTGTGAAAGTGCGTCAACGTAGTCGTCGTGGCCCTTGGCCTCGGGGAAAGAGCACACCTGCCTGATGAAACGCTTGGCCCACGGGGCCACCTCACCCGGATTTTCGGGGTCTTCTGGCACGTACACCCGACCCTTGGCAATCAGAGGCGCCACAATGTTCATCCTTTGCACCTTGTCGGCTCTTCCGGGGTTGTAGGACCTTACCGGCAGGTGCGCGGCCTGTAGTTCTTGAATCAATGAGATACCCGCGGACTTATCTTCCATCAAAATCAGGTCGGTTTTCTTGCCCTTGGCAAAGGTGTTGTCCGCTCCGTACACAACTTCCTTGTAGTCCTCGATCACCTTGCGCCTCAACTCAGGGTACGACAGGTGGTTGTCCCATGCGTCCAGCAAAATGCAACTTGTCGCGAAGTCATCTTGCTCGAACACACCCAACGCGATGCACGCGGTCGGGTCGTTGTGTGTCTTCTCGGACGTGGCCGGGTCGTACGACACCAGCACGTACTCTAAGGTTGGTGTTGGTTTGTGCGCGGCCCAACTCTTAAACCATTTACGCTTGACAATGCCCGCGTTCTCCGGGTCCAAGATCTCGCCGTAGATCTCCTGACGTCCTAGGTCCGTGCCCTCGTACGCTTCCAACTGTTTGAAGAACGTGCTGGAGAGGTTGGACCTGTTGTCGTATGAGGAGGCTCTGGACACGTACACGTCGCCGCCGACCTT